AACTAGACATTGCCGCCGCGCAAAGAAAAAATGCAGACATCATTACTTTATTGTTCGATGATGCTGGCCTCAGCGCCAATATGGCAATGGCTGCTGTCGCCAATGCTTATGCGGAATCTCAGCTTGATAATGAGGTTTGTTATGGCCGAACTCCATGGGGCAGCGACAGGCTGCTAGGCCCAAAAGGCGGCCAGGAAAATTCATGTGGGTTATTCCAATTAAATGCAGCCAAAGGGGCCGCAGGAGCACATATGACCACCAAACAACGAAAAAATCCATTTACGAACTGTAGAAAAATAATTGAGGTTGTAAAATCCTCGGGAGGGAAAGCATTCCGAGATGCGGCAGCCAACGATGCTCCCCTAAGCGAGCTTATTTATTTGTTCACGCGAGATATCGAGAGACCGGAAAATAGAGAGAGAAAGGGAATCGAACGAGGGACTATGGCTCAATCATGGTGGGGCGATAAGGTTAAAATAACAGGTCCAAATTTAACTTATTCTCATTAAGATAGATGGATAAGCGGAGAAACTAATTTATGTCAGAAAGACCACTTATAGATAAAAGCGAATTGAGCGCTACTGAGCGCGCGGCTCTTGAAAGAAGTGGCGTCACGCAGGGTTTAAACGGCACCAATACAGTTGAGCCAGTTCCTATTTTTGATAGAACCGAATCTGAAGTTGTTTTCTCAAACCAAAATAATTCGTGGATAGTTTTGGGTAGAGACCGTCCGTCCGCAAAGGCCAGCGGCGTCGGAGGACAGGCCGGAACTCAAAGCGGCATGATTGATCTTGTGGTAGGAAGAATGTCTTCCGTCAAAGGTGGGCCAAAGTCAAATATCTGGGCGAGCCCCAATATGAAATCCGACGCCGCAAGAATCTATATTAGCCAGAGAACAGATATAGATGATAATTTTGATTTGGTTGATGGCAGCGTTGGAAATTCCAAGGGCAAATCCGGAATAGGAATAAAAGCAGATGCAGTTAGGATTATCGGCCGAGAAGGAATAAAATTGGTTACACAAACAGATAGAAAAAATTCCCAAGGCGCCGGCGTAAATCGACCATATGGAATTGATCTTATCGCAGGCAATGATGATTCACTTCAATCGTTGGGAATTCCTTCTCCTGCAAATTTGGCATTTGGAGAGAAAATAGCTTTTCTCCAGCCGCTAGTGAAAGGATATAATCTTACTGACGCCTTAGATGAGATCGTCACTCAAATAATTGATTTGTCGAGTAGGCTTGATGAATTTGTCAAAGCACAAACGAGCTACAATTCGGCAATCGCGTTGCACACTCATGGAGTCGTCGCCGGGATCCTCGCGATTCCAGATCTCACTACTATCACCCCGGCCTATTTTTCTTCTGGCATAAAGCAATTTGTTGGTTGCACCGCAGTCGGCTGGCCACAACGAGTAAACGCATCCAGTTTTATAACAAATTATTTAACGCCAAAAGGCGGCAGATATATTTGCAGCCGCGCCAATAGGACAACATAAGAAATGGGTATTTTTGATGACATAGCAGCAGCAGTAGTCTCCGATGGGTATCTGACGGTGCCATGCACCCCGCTCGCCACGGCTGATGAAACATCTGCCCTGACCCTATCGTGGGAACAAAAAGATTTTATTGAAGAGTCCGAGGAGCACCCGCATCATATTAGTGCAGACCCTCCGGGATCCCGTAATCATGGCTCACCCGGTACTGACTCGGGAAACTATTACTATAAGGGGGTTGCTATTAACAATGGCCTTGTCTTCGATGCGATGATGGAATACAATCAATATTGGGCAGTCGATAAGTTTGAAAATCAGCTTGGTTCGTATTGTTTTACTCGGCTTTATAGAGATAAACTCCTCCCCGCAGTCAGAAACTCATCTGCTGACTTGTTAGCCGGCCAGATAACCCCTGAAGACGCATCTTACCTTTTTGCCGGCGCCTTCCAGCGCCTGGCCGACCCTCATTACAAGGTTTTAAATACTCTGGACTCGGCAGTGCCATCAAGTACTCCCGCCGGCTCACCACAGCCAAGCTCGGATCCGACTCATCGAGAGTGGAAGTATAGGGCGTTTTTCGATATGACACCAGATGCATTTGAGCCTCACATTGACGCATCCGATCTTCCAACGCGTTTAGGAGCTTACGCAGGCCTATATGGCCTCGGCCCAGGCCTTATTACCCTGCCGAAAACTAGTAAAACTGTTACTCCAACGTCGCAGTTCTATGACGGCTTAAATCCCAATCCGGCGGGACTTGAATGGTGGTATGATCAAATTGAAGAGTTCCTTGAAGATCACCCTATGTCTCTTTTGCATTTAAAGAGCCTCTTCACTTTAAACATGATTTTGGAGTTACAAGAGGATATCGTCAATAATGCAGCAGCGTATAAAGCTAATGAATTTGATTGGTTACAGAAAAATTTTAGCTTGAATACCACGCTGGGCCCAGGAGCCGAAGAGTTAAGTTCGCTTGGTATACTAAATGGATCCATCCAAATGCCAGATGGTACCGAAACTCACTTTCAAAAAACTCTTGATTTTTGGAACAATTTTATTGCATATTATCTCGCCGGTGCCAAACCGGAAGAAGATAAATACGACTTCTTCGATCCAGGGGATTGCGACGAAAAAATAGGCCCCTGCGGAGTGCCCAACGAGTGTTTCACCCCGGAGCCTACGGAATGTCCGCCCCCTTGTATCCCAAAAGACTGTGATCCTGTCGATTGGACCACTTCTCCGGTTGATATTACTTTCTTGAACGAGGGAACTTGTGAGTATTGGGTCCCGATACTCACTGATTATGAAAAACTAGATGAAAAAGACATCGATACCATAATGGACGAGTATGTTTCCCCGGGAATAAAGCTCATCTTGGAGTCATTAGGAAAAGAATCATCAGAAACTTCTATTCAAGCTCTCGTTCCCGAGGCAACAACAGACTATTTTGTTGGTTTTAGAAATCTTGCTAAAATAAAGGTCTTAGTAAAGCTTCCTTTCGGTGTTATTTTTGAAGTCGACAACAAACCTCCCAAGCCACCAGAGGATTCTGGAGACTTTCCGCTGAACGTTGTCCTAACTGGCGCCGATATTCGCGGCAGAGGCTCAATGTTTAACCTAGTAAGTCGAGCAATAGGCAGAAAATACGCTGTTCAAGTGGAAATAGAGACCTATAAAGGCCAATTTTCGGGATTACCGAAGGGAACCTTACTAAAAACAGAAGCAGAACGCCTAAAAAGCTTTAAAAAGGCGCTGATCGACCTTTTAAAAGCACAAGACTTTAAATTTAACCCCACTAGGAAGAAAAATGGTGTTCTAGAAGCAGTAGAGATAGCTTTTAAGGAGAATTATGAGGGAATTGAGTACATAAAGGCCAATAATTTCGGGTGTGAAGCAGTAGAACTTGGAAACAATGTAAATGGGATAGATGGAGGACCAGGATGGTTTGCTTTTTCTACTAAAGCCTCTACCAATAACCCCACAACTCTAGCATTTGTAGCCAATATGCCATCAATGTACGACAGTGTGACATCCGATGCTCCACCCGCAGTTGATTTGTTCATGAAAACTTACTATTTCCCCCCCATTGAGGAGGATATAGGTCAAGAATTAACGATGATGCAAAAGTCTATCGACGAAAATAGCTGCAATACTACAGAATTGGTCGCGAATTTAACAAAACCGGCACTCATTCTTGGATCCGAAGTGGTTGGCACTGCATTGTCGTTTCCGAAGTTATACGCAGCCGCCATTGGGGAAAAAACATGCCTAACTTTAGAAGGTAAAGAGATACAAGATGAGAAATATAATGCTCTTGAAGACATTAGGCAGCGGTGGAAAGATGCAAAATCGCGAAAAATCTTCACCGGGGACTCTCTTATAGAAGAATTACCAGAAATATTACTAGAAGTTAATAATCTGAAAGAGCTTTATACAGAAATATTGGATAAACTTGGCGTCTGCGGTCTTGCTGCTCTTGCTTCAAGTGCTTTGAAGTGTATTTTGCAGGGTTTGGACATAGAACTCTCGATGGAGATGCTTGTAAAATCTTTTATACAAAATGCCACAGAAAAAGAACTACAAAACTTATTCTTTGTATTCAATCCAGTTTTACAACAGGTTGTTAGAGATTCGGTACTTCAAGTCACCTCGTTACCGCTGCCTTGGGAAGCTGGATACAGACCTGGCAGCTATCAAGCCGCAGGCGTTAAATATTCTACGAATTATCTAACGGGAGAAGAAGAAACTCAGGAAGAGAGGCTAGCCAAGACTCCAGATACGAACGGAGACACTCCCGAGGGGAAATTAAAGGGATTTAGGGAAAGAGCAAAGACAACGATAGAAGAGCAGAAAGAAAAATTTAAATCATTTACGGATATGCCGCTATTTGATGGCGACGGAAATCCAATATTAGATAAGGATGGAAATCAAATCATAATCAAGAGCCCCACGGGCGTAGCGCCGGCTCCCGGGCTCGGACCCCGCTCTTTTGCCGGCCCCTTTGCGCATGCTGGTTCTGTTGGGACAGCACTCGACCGCGTTCAAGACAACGCAATAGGTGCCCTAAGAGATGCAATGCTTGAAGCGGTAGAGAATAAAATAATTTCAGGCGAAGCATTGATGGAGCTTATAAATAAGGTACCTGGCGCAAATCTTCTCAAGGATACGATAACTGGAGTTCTAGATTGTCCGTTGCCACCTCTTTTCTCGCCTCCTCTTGATGACATTTTGAAAACACTAGAATTGGACTTTTGCGCCGGCCATTATGCGATAACACTGCCAGTAATCCCGAAATTTCCAGTTAGGCCCTTTCTCGGAGATATAAAGACGATTTTAATCGAGGCCGCTGAAGACGCCCTCGAAAAATTAGTCGCAAAGGCTATAACTCTAATCATCGGCAAAATACTCAAAGTTGTATTAAACGCTAGTTGCGAGATCTTAAAAGATACAGCCGCTATAACAAAGGATTTACTCGGAGGATCGGATTTTCGGAGTGTTGTCGCGGACAATCTCTGCGGCGATAGTCTCAATGACGCCGAACTCAATGCGTCTCTAAACAAACTTAACGATTCCTTGGGTTCTTTGGGCCTTCCTGGCGTTCCTAAGCCAACAGACGATGATATGGGCAAGTTTATGGACGGCATCTCTGTAATCCTCACACAGCGAGAATTATTAGACTTTCTCGACGGCCGCCCAACTGATCAAACTGTCGCTTATGCTAGGCAGATTGTTAATGGTATCCAAGGCCTCGCAGCCGTGCTTACCACTGACGACGATATTAGAAACTTATTTGTCGGCTTGGGGAGAGTATTCGACCGACAAGCACTTCGAGATAAAATAGAGGCCTCGGCAGATAAGCCGATTTGTCCGTCAATATGTGCTAAAGATTTTGATGACCTCCGATGTTCATTATTGAAAGAAAAGGGTCTTACCGATGCTGAATGTCAGGATCAATTGGATAAACTAAAAGACCGCGCCTTGTGTGATTTCGATGCTTTGGCAAATGTGTTAAATGAGAATTATTTTGGAGATATTGACACAGAGGGAGATCTCCTTTGCCCGGAAGAGGGGATTTATCCAGCCGAAGATCCAGAGACGAAACAACTTACTCAGGAATTCTTCGATTCCAATTATGAGATTATAAATATCTCATTCATAACAGAGTTGGCCACAAGGGATGGAATGTTGAATATGGTCCTTGCCGACCAGCGCGGCGCCGGATTCCGAATGCATAATGGGTTTTGGGTTAATTTGTTTGGGCAGCCATGGGGTGAAGATTTGGGGTTCCTTGGTACCCACGCAGATATCGAGGGCCCAGCCACCGGCAAACCCAAAGGTAAATCGGTCTTTGCCAACGCCCCTTTCGGAACTTATCCGGAATTTGTTGCCCCGTGGCTCAGAGATAATCTAGGATATCCCGCAGTAACGCCATTAACTGCTCCCTTGGTTGTTGATTTTAATAACTCATCAGATCCAAATTTAACTTTAGAATTTACAAATTGGGATGACCCCTTCGATGATGATAAGCCCGAATGGATAAGATTTGATTATAATTATCAAAAGGATGATGACACTAGAATCAATATAAAAATTTATTCAGTCGATGATGACTATGGCGCGCCAGTTGAATTTGACGCTATTCGCTCTTACGATACAATCACTCTACGCGTCAGTGCAGCCACTCTGGACGTAGGATACCCTTCAATCGCCGAGAAAATCGCTGCCCTTGGCGGCACCTCAACCGCCGCGACCTCTACGACCGGGAAGAGTCAAACGTTTCCGCCTCAAGCCGATATTTTTGGGAAACTCATCGCCGACAGTTGGGCTCAATATACCACCAATCAATCAGCAGATATAGAAGAATATTTTAGGACATATATGTTTCCATATTTAACCAACAAGATCGTTGAAAAATTTGCATTAAAGATTTCTACCAACTCAAGAGCATTCGATTTCGGCTATAACGAGGATGCCGAGCCAAAAATAGTAAAATTAGACTCCCCAGAAGAGCTAGCTAAATATGGGGGAACGGCAAAGAATCCTCATTTTTATGTGGAAGAGGTCCCCCATGCTGGCTGGATCGGATTATATGATAAAATACTTCCACCTTCTGATGGCTGCACAACTGACTCAATTATAAGCTTTAACTCGATCGCGGAACAAACCAGCGAGTACAATAGCAAACTTAAAGACGACGCGCGCATGCAGTTCCCAGCCGCTTGCGCAGTTAGTACAGAAAGGCCTTTTGATAGGGCAATGCCAAGAGCCTCGCTAGCTGGCACCGATGGAGCAATTATGGCAACAGTGCGCCTTTATGTCTTGGAGGCTTTTCTGGCAGGCATGCCTTCGTTCTCCATGTTCAGTCCAAAATTTCCAGATGTTTATGACGAAACCTTGTTGGCTTATATCGCCACAAAAATGAGAATAGGTCTCTTGGAAACAGGATTGAATTTCAGAAAACCCGTTAGTAGGGAGAGGTATTATTATACATTTTTAGAAGAAGTTGTTCAAAATTTTGGTAAGAAAGTGGACATAGGGGAAATTATGCCAACCCAGGCTCAACTTGATGCTATGGAGAAAATTAACGCAGTACAAGAGACCTGGCCACCGAGACAATTTATAGGATTTTTTGAATCTGGAATTGGTGTGCCCAAAAAGACAGAGAGAGACTGGTATTTTTATTATATTAGGTCCGTCGAGCCTGAATGTTTAATTCTATTAAATTATTATATTGCACAACAAATAATAGAAGTAGGCAAACTTTTTGATGATGTTATAAAGCCTTCCGTTTCCAATTTGGAGAGTTGGGTTTTGGGATCACGCGAATGGATGACCGCTGGTGCAGTCGAAGACGGAGGCCCACTTGATGTTTCAAGCAACCCACTTGATGATAATGATGATACAACTTCCATTATTACAGGAATCGATACTGAATTAACTCCAGATTTCTATGGGAAGGGATTTTTTCCCTTTATTCTTGAGAAGTATATAAAAGTAACTCCGATCGCTGGTTCTAGTTTATTTCCCACTTCTGGCCCTCAAATTTTCGGGTTAAAGTATTGGAAAGATTTTTTGCAAAAACAGGGTCAAACAACCGCAGGAGCACCCATATCAAGCAATTATCAGCAGTGGAGCTATGGAATAAGGCTTTCCATGATTATGCCAGATGATTTTATTTCAGATAAAGCATCCTTTGATGCATCAATTTCTGACGCTCAAGTCTTGGAAACCAAATCGTTAAAATTTGGATCAGGCCAAGATAGCAGAAAATATGTAGTCCCAGTCGCCATAGCCGAGGTTCCGATAAACAGCGATGAAACTTTAAATGAATCACTGATAGATGAGTATGACCTTAACTGTATGGTTTCTGAATTAACAAGAACTCCAGAATATAGAACTCTTTTTAAATATTGCCTTCCTTTGTCATCTTTACTTTCATTTGTAACTATTTATGTTATAGAAACCTTCTTATTGTCGATTGGGAGTGAATGGTTGGACCCCGATGATAAGCCCAGGCCTGGAGGAAGAAAGGGAAGCCAATTCAGACACTGGACTAAAGATCCGGGTTTTAAGAAAACAAGGAAGAATTTAAGAAGGCTTTTTGAGGGATTTTATAATTCAAGAGATACATCGTATAAAGATAGAGAAGAAGACACAAATGAAGAAAAATCAAGGAAAAAACTTAGAGTCAAGAGAAAGCTTCCAAACAGCAAAGAGATTAAGTGGTGGCAAAAGAGAATGGAAATACCAAAACCAGCAGAAATTTGCGAAGAGGAGAGCGACTAAATGGCAATAGGAATATCACCAGCATTACCCCTAGATTATGATCAGCTAGATGGTCCTTATCGCCTGACAAAAACAATTAAAGAAGCGATAACACAAAACTTTAAACATCTTGTTTTAACAAATCCGGGTGAAAAAATGATGGATCCAGGTTTTGGAGTAGGAATAAGACAATTTTTATTTGAATTGGACAACGGAGGAGTTCAACAAGAGATCACAGAAAGAATTTACCAACAAGCCGGGAAATATATGAGTTCGGTTCAAGTTTTGGACATTAGATTTTCTGGTGGATCCAATCAGGCTGCGGACCAATTAACGATTGCCGATGCAAACGCGATGTATATACAAATTCTTTTTAAAATACTTGCCCTTGATTCGGTAAATGTTTTGACTTTGCCGCTATTTACTTAAAGGAACAGATTAGATGGCCAATAAAAAAAGAACACCAGTCAGATATACAAGTAGGGACTTCGCATCCATTAGAGAAGATTTGCTTGAATATGTGAAAAGATACTATCCAGAGTCCTATAGAGATTTTAGCGAAGCATCTTTTGGATCGTTGATGGTGGACACTGTTTCTTATGTCGGCGATATCTTATCTTTTTACCTGGACTATCAGGTAAATGAATCTTTTCTTGACTCAGCAGCAGAATACAACAACGTAATTCGTTTAGCGAGACAACAGGGATATAAAAATAAGGGAGTTCCTAGTACCGAAGGCCTTGCTAGTTTCTTTATAGTTGTTCCCGCTAACACTCTTGGCCTCGGCCCAGACTCAGACTATTTACCAATTCTAAAAAGAGGGAGCACATGCTCATCTACTGGTGGCGGAAGTTTTATTTTGAATAGTGATATTAATTTTTCAAATCCACAAAATGAGGTGGTAGCAGCAAGAATTGATTCGGTAACAGGAGTGCCGACTAGCTATGCAGTCAAGGCCCCCGGTAAAATAATTTCAGGGAAATTTGTTCAAGAAACCTTTACGATCGGATCATATAAGAGATTTAGAAAATTGGCACTTTCAATACCTCGTACAGCCGAAGTTATTAGTGTTTTTGATTCCGAGGGAAATGAATATTACGAAGTTGAAAATTTGTCTCAAGATGTTATTTATAGAGATGTTATAAATCGAGCAGCAGATAGCAGCGTAGTTCCGGCCGTTCTGAGGCCATATTCAGTACCAAGAAGATTTACGGTAGAAACTATTGGTTCTATCTCTTTTTTACAATTTGGTTATGGGTCCGATAGTGAAACAGCCGAAGCATCTCCTGTCGACCCATCAAACGTTGTCCTACAATTTCACGCAAAAGATTATATAAGTGAGGAAAATTTTGATCCTTCAAAATTAATTTTCTCTGATAAATTTGGAATTTCGCCAACAAATACGACATTAACGGTTTCATATAGGGTTAATACAAGCGATAACGTTAATGCTGCTGCTAATACAGTAACTCAGATGACAAGAGGAACTTGGTCCTTTCGAAATCTTTCAAGCTTGATTGCTTCAAATGTAAATTCAGTTCAAAATTCATTAGAAGTCATAAATCCAGAGCCGCTCGTTGGTGATGTTTCTGCACCATCATCTGAGGAAATTAGACAGCGCTCTATTGATTATTTCTCGACTCAAAACAGGGCAGTCACCAGAGAAGATTATGAGGCTATGATCTACAGAATGCCGCATAAATTCGGCGCAGTAAAAAGATGTAATATTCGCCAAGATTCCAGCGCGTTTAAAAGAAATTTAAATTTATACATTTTATCCGAGAGCGCCAGTGGCTATTTGACGCAAGCCAGTACTACATTAAAAAATAATTTGAGAACTTGGCTGAATAGAAACAAGATGGTCAACGATACAGTTGATATTTTAGATGCCCATGTTGTGAATCTCGGAATTGAGTTTGAGATAATCCACGATCTAAATTATAATAAATATGACATTTTAACAGAATGTGTCAATTTGTTAGCTTCTAAATTTTCAGAACCTCTTCTTATTGGAGAGCCGCTATACATAACGGATGTTTACAATTACCTAAACGATGTTGTCGGAGTTATTGACGTAACAAAAGTTAAAATTGTCGCAAAGAACGGTGGATCTTATTCAGATGTTTCAGTCAGCATAGAGCAGTTGATGTCCCCAGACGGGCGATATGTTTCTGCTCCAGATAATGTTGCATTTGAAATTAAATTTCCATCCGTAGATATTATGGGAGCAGTTACTTAATGGCTATTAAAAGATACTTTGCAGACGCAGATAACACCATAACAAACGCATTTCGGCCTAGTTTAACAAGTCGTGGTACAAATGCTAATATGGGAGAGTCTGATGTTTTGGAAGTATTTTCTGTTTATGGTCAGGCCTCGTCTGGCTCAACTGAATTGGAAAGAATTTTAATAAAATTTCCTATCTCTGATGTGGTTTCCGACAGAACTGCTGGCGATGTCCCGGCCTCTGGAGGGGTCTCCTTCTATTTGAAAATGACGAACGCAAGACACTCCCAGACTGTGCCTCGCCAGTTTACGCTGAACATTTCAGCAGTCTCTAGATCTTGGGAAGAGGGTTTCGGACTCGATATGGATGGATACACAGATATCG